CCCCCAGGTGGGGGGCACGTCGCTACCCTAGTCAGGTAGCCGCCAGTTGGCGCAACTCAAGACTCCTTTCTTAAGCGGAGGCCTTATGGGAGATCCCTTTTATGGGAACGGAGCCGGTGTCCAGTGCCAGTTCGAATTCTCGAAAGAGGAAACGGTCTGGTCCGAAACGCCTTACAAGTGGTACAACGTCGACAAGACGCCTGCTACTTGGCTCCGGGATCATGCTTCTAACGGCGATCGCAGGGTCCGGGGTTCTTTCCCCGGATATCCTCGATGCGCTGCGAAACATGGTCTTACTCCTTATGGGCTTTTAGCTAAAGAATTTCGGAGAGATGAGTGACTGCAGGAAGTTGGTCCAGCGGGTCTTATTCCGGAGCCGATACCTTCATCTACGCCTTAAAAACGTGGAGTGGGGGCAACGGGAAGACCGAAGCTTGGTCCGGGGGAACCCGGCTCAAGTGGAACAACTACACTATGACGCACTGGAAAATTGTGGGTGAACACCCACTAACCGTGCCGGACCCTTTCGGGGGTCCGCCGTTGACGGGTCTTGGTGTGGGCGAGATATCAAATCGTAGCCCAACGTCCCTTAAACTGTTGTGTGGCTGGAACGCCAACGACGATCTACGCTTGCTTTCCAAGCTAGCGGAAAACGTCAAAGGCCATTCCTTCAACCTGGGCGTTAACATTGCTCAGGCCAAAGAGTCATATAACACAGTTTTAGGAAACGTATCTGCCATCGGACGATCCCTAGTTGCTTTGAAGCGTGGCCATCCAGGCCAAGCGATGAGGCAGTTAGGGCTACCACAGGGCAAGCACCTCTATAGAACCATTCGGTCCAAAGGTGGGTTGCATAAAGCCTTAGAATGGCGCGGATCTCTCCGCTCTAAGGACATCAGTGGTAGGTGGTTAGAGATGCAGTACGGCTGGCTCCCTATGGTCAATGATAGCTTTGAAGCCGCTAAGGCTCTTGAGGCTGTCACGGGTCCACGGGTGCTTCGTTTTACTGCGTCTATTGCGTCTAAGCGTGCTACTTACAATGGATCTGGGGCTTCCCAGTATACCTATCCGGTTGTGGTGTCATACGGAAAGAGGCTTAAAGCCGAACTCTACGAAGACATCTCGCTGAATAGGTCCCTAGGTCTTATTGATCCCTTGTCTATAGCTTGGGAGGTAGTACCCTACTCTTTTGTTGTTGACTGGTTCATTCCGGTAGGAACATACCTATCGACATGGTCAGTTATTCCGGCCCTCAAAGGCCGCTTTATGACAACAGAACGAATAGGACAGAAGGCCGGCAACTTCAAACTAACGGGCATCTGCCCGCCTGGTTCGAGGTGTGCTGCGCAGTTTGGTTCGTCAAAAAGTAACCAGACTTGGTTCTCGACCACTCGGTCGGTTTCCACTTCATTGTCGATGCCGATGCCTACATTCAATAGTCTGCCTAAGGCTCTCTCGCCTAAGCGGCTAGCGAACGCGGTGTCGTTAATCCATCAGCTCCTTTGAAAATGCCTATTCCCTCTCCCTCAGAAGGGAGTTGTAGGTTTTAAACACTTAAAGGAAACAACCCAAATGGGTGCCATGACGAATATTCTCGTCAAAGACGACGGGACTCCGACAGAGTTCACCTTGATCCCAGTCACAGACACGCCGTCTCCTATGTGGCGTGCTGCTGTGGCCAACGTTCCTGTTGACGGCCAGGTTCGCCTGGCTATGTCGATGGAGACGTTGAAATCCGGGGACTACAAGGCATCGTTGAAGCTCGAGGTTCCCGTGATGGAAACGCTCGGTGCATCAGGGACATCTGCAGGTTACGTAGCTCCCCCGGCGGTGGCTTATACCAACGTCGGGTGGCTCACGGTTATTTGCTCGAAGCGGTCTACGATCGCAGATCGGGCGAACCTCCTGCGGATGCTTGTCGGTGTTGCTCAAGGCGCATCCAGCGCCACCAACACTGGCATCTTGGCCAACAACGCGGCCGCCGACGCATGGAAGAACTCCGTGCTGCCGGTGACTGAAGCGTTGATCAAGCTCCTTCTCCCCAACTAGCTGAGCGCTAGTAGGGAGGAAGCTCTTCTTTTAACCTCTAAAGCAGGTGATTCATGAAGGACTTCGACAAGTCACGAGGGGCGGGTGAAACCCTATCCCTCGTCCGGGAACTCTCTCACGAGTGTGCGGTATTAGGCGGGCCGCTGGCCAAGGAATTAAACACCCTTGTCCAGGCAGGTGCCTACCGGAGTGTGGTTGACCGCGAGGTCGACCCCACAATGGTGGACGAGTCCCAGCTGCAAGACTACCTTTACGCCCGACAAATCCAGGCCCTGCTGTCGAAGCAGGAAACCTTGGATCTCGGATACGATAGGCGTCAGACGGCAACGGAGAAGTTTATTGCCGCGGAGAGGAAATGCCGCGAAACGAACGAACGGCTCTGGTCTCAGCTTCCCGAAAGGGACGTTGCCGGTGTACTTCACACCGCCCAACGTATAATAGCTGAGGTTTTGGGCCCAGTACCGACTTACGCGGATCTGCCTTTCTTCTTTGGACCGGGAGCATCAACTAACGTTGTTGGGCGTGTCGCTAGCTTCAGAACGAAGCTGGCAGCGCCAATGCAGTGTAGTCGTTCCCTTGAAGGATCGGTCGCGGAGTTCCTAGAGGAATTTCCGCTCTGGTGCGACTGCGTCGCCACTGAGCATCTCGATGATGCTTGGCGGGTTGATGTGGAAGTGCGACCGGCTCGGCTCGGGTTCGTGCCGAAGACATGTAAGACAGATCGGACCATATGTGTAGAGCCGTCCCTGAATGCCCTCGGGCAGAAAGGGATAGGCAGCTACATGAAGAAAAGGCTCGGTTTGTTTGGTGTCAATCTCCGTGACCAGAGTAAGAATCAGCGTCTAGCACTAAAGGGCTCAGTCGATGGCAGTTACGCCACGATTGACCTGAGTAGCGCTTCCGACACTGTTTCGTACGCTCTGGTTATGTCGCTTCTACCGATGGGGTGGTTCGAACTCTTGGACCGCTTCAGATCGGAAAGCGTTGAAGTCCCGGGTGGGACCCTAGAGCTGGAGAAATTCAGCTCTATGGGTAACGCATATACCTTCGAGTTAGAGAGCTTGATATTCTGGGCTCTCGCCTTGTCGGTGTGTGATTATCTGGGCCTTTCAGGGCAGTCAGTCTACGGTGACAGCTCACGGTTGCAGAGATGCGACTGGGAGCATATAGCCGTTTTCGGGGATGATATTGTTGTCCCCGTAGGTGCCTACGACTTCCTTTCTCGCGTCCTACAGTGGTGCGGCTTCGAGGTTAATCCTCAAAAGTCGTTCTGCCATGGTGCGTTTAGGGAAAGTTGCGGCGCTGACTGGTTATTCGGCTTTGACGTTCGCCCTTGGTACCTCAAGAAAGAGGTATCCGAGATGCTGCTTTACAAGGCTCATAACTTCTTCTTACGCAAGGGTGAGGTTTCCTTAGCAAGGATTTGCCTCAACCGAACGCAGAGGAGGTTTCGCTTGTTTGGTCCTGACGGCTACGGTGACGGTCATCTGATCGGCACTTATTCCGTGCAGCCATTGGGCGGGGGTCAAGAAGGCGGCTATTTCCGAAGTAGGAAAGGGAGAAGCGCTCGGTACGAGCGTGCCTTCCAGACCGATGTCCTCGTCCCTGCATACGCAGTTGCTGCGCGCATGGGCGAGGAAAACCCGACGGATCCGTACGTTGTACGGGGTACGAAGGGTTATAGGACAACGTCAATATACACGGCCAAGGTAGGTATTTTCCGAACTTGGTAACCTCCGTAAGGGGGTAAGGGGCGGCCTTTGAGGCCTAAGCGGGAATAGCAG